ATTGCAAACGGCGGCGTCTGCTGTTGTGAAAGATAGGCGCGATGCAGCGCGAGTTTTGTTGCGGACCATGCTTCCAGTGGTTGCCCCGCGAACTGAATGCTTCCCTTACCGCTGGTCATTCCGGCCATTCGCGCCAGTAAGGTACTCTTACCCGCGCCATTCGGCCCCACCAGGTGCAGGATCTCCCCAGCCCGAACCTCGCCAGAAAGCGGCCCCAGGCGGGTAGATTCCGCAACATCTTGTAACTGCATCACAATAGACATTATTTTGCCAACGCCAGTTTAATGCTTTCCATCACAATGGGATCTTCCGGCGTCATATCCGGGGAAAAACGCTGGATGACTTTTCCGTCCCTGCCAACCAGGAATTTTTCAAAATTCCATAAAATATCATCCGGGTACAGCGGTGCACGGCCTTTGCTGACCATACGGGCATAGAATCCGCTCTCTTCCGGCGCGACTGCGGTCGGCGCTGCGGCAATCAATTTTTGATACAGCGGATGGCGTCCTTCGCCATTAACTTCAATCTTACTGAACATCGGGAACGTCACCCCCCATGTGGTGGTACAGTAAGTTTTAATCTCTTCATCGCTGCCCGGTTCTTGTTCCAGAAACTGGTTGCACGGGAATCCCAGCACCATAAAACCTCGATCGACCCAGGCTTTCTGAATATTCTCCAACTGCTCATATTGCGGCGTTAAGCCACACTTTGAGGCGACATTGACAATCAACAGCACATTACCAGCGTACTTCTCCAGCGTGGTCACTTCACCGTCGATATCTTTCACTACGGTCGTCAGAATGGAATCTTGCATCGTTTCTCCTGGGTGTGGTCAGTAAAAATCTTAGCTTTTAATCATAGACCGTCTTTTTGCGGCTAACGTCTTGCTTTTAACAATAACCAGATAAACACCGGCGCACCCAACGTTGCGGTGACCACGCCAATAGGCAGCTCTGCGGCAGCTAATGCCAGGCGCGCTACAATATCGGCCAGCAGCAATGCGCTCGCCCCTGCCAGCGCGCAGCCGGGAAGTAATACGCGATGATCGGTTAAACCACACAACCGGAGAATATGGGGGATCACCAGACCAATAAAGCCGATAGCACCCGCCAGCGCCACACTGACGCCAACCATCCAGCCGGTCGCTGCCACCAGCACATTGCGCCAGAACCACAGGGGTAAACCCAGTTGCCGCGCCGAGATCTCGCCAAGTGCTAACATATTCATCGGCCTGGACTGACAACAGATCCACAACAACACGGGGATCAATGCCAGCATCAGCCAGCTTTGCCGCCAGTCTACGCCGCCAAAACCGCCCATCATCCAGTACATCAGCTGACGTAAATCAACAGAGGTGGAAAAGTAGATAGCCCACGTCATTAGTGCGCTACAGATAATCCCTAATGCAACGCCAGCCAGCAATAACCGACTGGTCGAAAGATGACGACGGGCGAAACGTAAGAGTATTAAAGTGATGATAAGCGCGCCAGCAATCGCACACAGCCCTAGCGCCCAGTTGGGGAGTTGCCCTTGCCCAAGCAATACCGCGGCGATAAGCCCCACGCCTGCGCCGTTAGAGACGCCAAGTAGTCCAGGTTCTGCCAGAGGATTTTCAAACAACGCCTGCATTACAGCGCCGGATATAGCCAGCGCCGCACCAACCAGCAATACAGCCAGCGTACGTGGCAGGCGAATTTGCCAGACGAACAGTTCGCCACGAGGAGTAAACCAGTCACCTGGCGAGATCCATTGTTCACCGGCGCAAAGGCTTAAGAGAAGCGCCAGCAGCATCAAAACTGACAGGCATAATAACCAGCGAATATTTTGTCGCTGTTGTTGGCGGGCAAGTGTCAGCATGGTATCCGTTCTGCTGAAGTGTCATGGCGTTGATTTTACGGTGACTCTTCGACAGTGAAAAGAAAAAAGGCCGCAGAGCGGCCATAAACACAAACAAAAATCAATAAGTTAGATAATTATCAAAGACTTACAGACACACAAAAACACAGCCAACCACAACAAATAACAGGGATGTGGTCACTTTGTGGATCATTCGCTCCCCTCTTTTTCCTTATTTCGTTGAACGCCAATTGCGACACACGTACTAAGCAAATCTTTACATTTCTCTACATCTTCAGACTTACGCAATTTGATGCTTTTTACAGACTGCGGGCTACTGTCCGTAGCACGATACATCGTTATTTCAATATCATTTCGGTCTAAGAGTCCCATAATGGCTTTTGCAACCTCCACACCCTTCTTCGCGAAATCAAAGAACAGAGCAAGTTTATATGGATTTTCGACGGAAAAAACTTCAATTTTGCTAAAACCAACATCGTGTAGAGAAAAATATTGCTCAACCTCATCTCGAAGTTCTGGATCGCATACAATGTCTATTCTCCAGTACTGACCTAAATGCAAATCGCTATTAACTGTTTTTTCCACAACATCCTCCTTACCCAGCAATAGGATTAAATCTCACCGCATCCTGCAAGTAATCCGGCGCAAGATGGGCATAAATCATCGTTGTCTGAATCTTTGCGTGCCCCAGAATTTTCTGGAGCGTCAGAATATTGCCGCCGTTCATCATGAAATGACTGGCGAAGGTGTGGCGCAGCGCATGAACAGCCTGGCCGTCAGGAACATCAGGTGCGACCGTTTTGATGACATCGCGAACCAATGGATAATCCAGCGTCGGAAACACCAGTTTCCCGCCCCGTTTTTTGATCTTTTCAAACAGGCTTTCAGAAATAGGAACGGTACGGTTTTTGCTGTTCTTCGTTTTTGAAAAAGTGATTCGACAATGAAGAACACGGCGCTGCTCCAGTGCCGCTACCTCGCCCCATCGCGCCCCGGTCGACAGAAGGATTTCGACAGCCAGCCGTTCATCGGGATTTTCAGCCAGTGCATCCAGCAACTGAACACATTCAGACTTACTCAGATATCCCATTTCGCGCTCGTTAACCTTCATTCCTTTAAGGCCTTGAACGGGGTTATCGTTAAGAAAATGGCCGGATGAGATGAGTGCGGTAAACATCGCGCTTAACGCCCCAATCTCTCGATTAATGGTGCTGGGCTGTATCCCCTGCTCTATCCTGGACACACGTAGCTCGGTGAGCATCGTTGTATTAAGTTTATGCACACACGGGTCATCCATTGCCTCACTCAAGCGCAGCAATTTAAGGCGCGTGTTATGCCCTGACTTCATTAGCTGGCCGTGGTATTTCCACCACAAGTCAATAAGCACCGACAGCGGACGGCGATCAATGGAGTTTCCTTTCCACTCATTGTTATGCTGTTGCGCCAGCACCCACCGCTCATATAAAACTGCATCCGATTTCGTTTTAAATTTTTTGCGAATGCGTTTGCCTTTACGCCCCTCAGGGCGCATGTCAAGAAGATACCCTCCCGGAATTGATTTTATGCTCATTCGTGAAACCCCAGCGTTACAAGACCACCATGCTCCCAGCGTTCCATGATTAACCGGGCTGTGTACCAGTCTTGCGGGATTTTTGAGAAGACGATGTGTTTTCTGGCCCATCAGGGGAGAGAGAGGGACTGATCTGCCCAGCAGCCTCATTTGTTTTTCCCGTCATAAGCCAATTCATGTACTTAAAAAAGCGAGGGTGATTAACAATCTTGATAAGCACTTCGCCCCCTATGTTTTCAATCCGCCCCGTTTCATAACGACGCAAAGTGCCGATAGGCACATCAATCAGGCCGCAAAATTCTTCGCGCGTTAAATCCTCTGATTCACGAATCACTCTAATTTTTTCACCGATAAGCATTGACAGTGTTCCTATAAGTACACTAAGCTTGCGCGCAAGGTGTACTTATAAGTACACCAAGTCACAAACAACCACAGATAGCGCAGGTTATCACACATGGCAAAAGTCCTGAACACACACGAACAGGCAGACTTTGAGCGTTTAGCAGCGTTCTATCCCTACCGCGATGAGCATGGGTTACCGTGCTTTCTGACATGCTGCGCGCCATCCGTGACACAGAGCACGCACAAAGAATCAATGAAACCACTGAACGCGCACGCCGCAAGGCTACTTTGCTCCAAAAGAGAGGCAAACAGCACTTTAGTAATCAAAATGATGATGAGAAAAAACAATTACAAAGTTGGATATGCCTTTTCCATCATGAGGGATGAGATGTGAATCGCTAACCGAATATTGTGTTGAATAGAATGCAATTGATATAATTCCCCTTAATTCATTGAAAACTGGATTTTTTGCATAACTATGCAAATATCTATGGACGGCGACGATGTTTTTTATCGGGAAAACTCAAGTGCCATGTTAAGATTATGTTTATTTTTTACTGAGAAAATCGTGGATGACAAAGCCTTCTCATTTTAGAACCCCTCTTCGTTATCCGGGAGGTAAGGCAAAATTCTTGCCACATATTGAACAAATACTCCGCAACAATGATCTCATTGGTGGATGTTATGCTGAACCTTATGCAGGTGGAGCCGGTGTAGCATTAGGTTTGCTCCTTAACGGTCTTGTTGAAAATATCTTCATAAATGATATTGATCCTGCCCTTTATTCTTTTTGGTTTGCAGTGGTTAATCATAACGATCTGTTATGTGAAATGATTGATGAAGTTCCTGTGACTATTGAAAATTGGCATACTCAAAAGGAGATACTCCTAAACAATGATAAATATAGTATGCTTGAAGTCGCATTATCAACTTTCTTTTTAAATAGAACAAACCGTTCAGGAATACTTAAGGCTGGCGTTATTGGAGGGAAAGAACAAAAAGGACCATGGAAGTTAGATGCAAGATTCAACAAAAAAGAGTTAATTAAAAGGATTGAACTAATTGGTGCATATAAGGAGAAAATTTACGTATCGAATTTTGATGCTGTAGATTTTCTGCTACACCAAAAAGCATTGCTACCCCAAAATAGTCTAATATATCTTGATCCACCTTATTATGTTAAAGGAGCAGAGTTATATAGAAATTTTTATAAACATGATGATCATGTAAAAATCGCTAATACACTACGGGAAATTCAACTACCTTGGGTTGTGTCTTATGACAATGTGCCTGAAATAAAAAGCATATATCATGAATTCAACATGACTGATTATACGCTTAATTATACTGCACAAGATAAGAAAAAAGGTCTAGAAATTATCATTTATAATCATGGTATAAAAATCCCTGACATTTAAATTTAAGGATGATATAGATGATTAAAGAAATTAGTTTTAAAAAATTTAAGAAACTGATAGATATTGACTTTTCATTCAATGAAGACATCAATATAATATCAGGAACCAATGGGACATGTAAGACAACATTGCTTCATTTAATTAGCAATGGTTTCCAAATGCCACCATCTCGATCACAAAATTATTCAAATAGTAATTGTGTTAGAGTTATAAAATCTATAAACAAAATAGCCAACCCCAAAATGGAAGCAATTGTTAGGGAATCAAAAAATTACACCGATCCGGCAGAGGGAACAAAAGGTGTGTTATTTTCCATTAACTATTTGGATCATAGCACACTAGACTTCAGAAAGCACAACTCAAAAAATCCAGACGAAGCGCAACGGTATGCTATCAAACCAGTATACCCACGCGGAAAAGAAAAACAATCACTTCCAGCTAAACCAGTTTTATATCTTGGATTATCGCGACTATTCCCGATTGGTGAAACTAAAGACGACGCCCTTACAAAAATTCCGTTAAACCTACCAGAAGAGTATGTTGGTTATATATCGAAAATATATAATGAACTTTTGGGCATTAATATTATAAATATAGAATCAAACAATATCGGAGATTTTAAAGCTGGCCCATTATTTGATACCGATAACCCAGCAATTGATTCTAATACCATATCATCCGGGGAAGACAATATATTCATTATAATCAAGGCATTAGTTAGCCTTAGGTATTATTTTGAATCACTTATTCAATCCACTGATCAAAAAGAAAGCATTCTGTTAATAGATGAATTTGATGCCACTTTACATCCTTCTTTACAGATAAGATTATTAGATAAAATTTATCAATACGCAAAAGATTATAAGATTCAAGTATTTTTCACAACGCACAGTCTGACATTGCTAGAATATGCTTTTCATAAAAAATACCATGTTGTCTATCTAATTAACAATATTACAAAGGCTCTGCTTTTAGATAATCCTGACATATTAAAAATAACAATGTATCTGAAAACACAAACAAAGGATGAGATATACACAAGGAACAAGATACCAGTTTTCACGGAAGATGAAGAAGCTCGCTTTTTATTTAATGAAATACTTGGTTATTGGATAAGCAAATATCCAAATTTTGCTATAGTTAGTAATTCATTTCACTTAATTGATTGTTTCATTGGTGCAGACAATTTAAAAACTATTTTTAATGATTCTCATCTTAAGGAAACCTCGTTAAAATCAATTTGTATTCTTGATGGAGATCACAGCCCTGAGGATCAGAGAGGAATTATATCACTGCCGGGAGAAAAAGCTCCAGAACAATTGATATTTGAGCATTGTGAGCACCTTTATAATACCGACGACTCTTCCTTCTGGGAAAATCAGGATATAATTAACAATGGTTTTTCGAAAGAGTTATACTTACTCAAGATACGTCCTCAACTACAATCAATTGAAACTGAAATTCAGAAAAGAAAAGACAACCATGAGTCTACATCCGGTTTAAGAAGAAAATTAAATAAGAAAATATTCAATCAGCATATTGAATTCTTTAGAATGATTACAAGAAACTGGTTAGACAAACCAGAAAATCAGAAATCTCTCCAGTATTTTTACAATGGATTACGATCCTTATTCTACCGGGTTACACCAACAAACGGCATTGACAGAAAAATTTGGGATTTTGACTATAACAAAATCATTAAAGAGGATAAATAATGTACTCTAATAGAATATAAACATCAAAGCTATATTCTTTACACATATCAAGAGTAAAAAATAATTTAACTTTATACATAACGACCTCTTTTACAAATAAGTAGAAAAGGTCGTTATAACTCTCATCTCCATAGCATGTAATTTTCTTTGCATATTTTCACATAACAGTCAGGGATGTATTTATAAGCAACGTCGTATACATAGGCTCAATTTTTCTATAAATAAACACTCCGTTCGGTTTGCACAATAGTGCACAAATTTGCACAATTTTTTTGAACGACTTTTTGCCCTTCCGGCCCGCATGGCGGCTGGATCCGTCAAGGATCCGTGCGTGCACAAAAAAACGCGTTTTTTCTGCGCGCAGGTGACGGGGGAACAGCCCGCGTTTCAGGGGGTAAATAGCATTCCCTTAACGATGTCGCAGCGACACGACAGAATGGCCGTATTTCTCACGCTGAGCGTGAAAAATACGTGAGGGATTCTGGTTTGATGGGGTGAAAGGTAAGGCCGTCAAAATCGCACTGAGGCGGCGAGAACATGCAGTCAGCGCAGTGGGATTGCGTAAGAGTCTGACCGTCGATGATGGCAATAAGCAGGAAAGCGTCGTGAAATTATCTGACTGATACAGGAGCTGGAGAGTCGGGGCATAAATTTTTTATGCCCCGGCGAAGCAGCAGACAAGCGAAGCGCGTCAGGATGTGGGCTGGGTACCCGCATCCGCTTTACTGACAGCGTCGCGGGCGCGCTCAAATGAACGCGCCTGACGCTCGAGATTTTTGATCGCCCCCTGCGTTCGCTGGATGGAGTCACCAAACTGCCCCATCAGGCGGCGGGCGTTTTCGGCAGGCCGGGTCAGCCTGTCAACGGCGCTGAAAGCGACCCGGATGTCAAGAGTCTTCATTATCTGCATTCCCGCTGCGAAGTGCCGCCCGCTCACGCCAGCTAACCACTTCGCCGGGCGTCATCATGAAGATTTCGGCGGGCGACCAGTTAAAAATGGCGGCAATATCCGCCACAAAGTCTTCTATGTGCTCAAAGCACACAACCGTGATCAGGCTTCCGTCGCCTGTTCGTTCTTCCCGCCAGAGTCCGCACCGCTCAAAAAATTTACGGCAACCACACATAACTGAATAAAGTCACGGGATGCCATTTTTTTGATCGTCACTTCATCCAGTCGCGGTGATGTCACGCGTGACAGCAGCGTAAACATGGATTCCGCTTTCAGATTCAGCACATCAGACAGCGACAAATCTCGCAGAGATCCAGCCTGCTCAATAGCCCCGGTGATCTCCACATACGTGATTTTTTCGCCGCCTCGCTCAATTGGTTGGGTAAGTTTTACGCCACGCTCACTGGTTTCTTTCACAGTGTCAGTAACTACCGTGTTTTCGGTATCGATGTTTTTCGTCTCTTTCATCAGGAAACTCCTTTCAGTCAGAGGCGACGCACTGCGCCGCCTGCATATTACTTATCAGCCAAGCCCAAGCGCGGAACGGATGCGATCGGGCACAATGTCCTTGCCGTCCTTCCGGTAAATGAAGTTCAACAGGTCGATTTCCCACAACGGGCGATCGTTAACACTCAGCTTGTAGTAGGTGTTTTTAATGGCGTAAGTGTGTGATGTGGCTTCGCCCTGTTTGGCTTCCCCCATATCAATTTCCGTCACACGCCCACGCATCTCGATTTCATACAGTTCGCTTTCTGCATCGGTGTAATATTCACCCGCAAAACGCAGCAGCGTGCCGTCAATCGTGCCGCCATACTTAAGGAACAGTGCACGAACAGCTCCACCCATGACAAAGCTCGCATCAAGCGCGGAGTCGTCCAGACCGAGATCAATACTTACCGCCCCCATCATGCCACCACCACGATAACTGTCGGTTTTGCGCGTCAGTTTGGGCGGCGTGACGGATGTCACTTTACCCACTTCGTTTTCACCATCCACAAACAACGTAAAAAAGCGAAGATGTTTTGGTACAGCCATCAGGCACCTCCCAGCACCGCAAATGCGGGACCAAAGAATTCATCAGTAAACGTCTGGTAAAGCTCCATGTCTTCCAGCGGGGGAACGGGCGTATATTTGTAGCGAATACGCACACGCCCCTGACGTAAATCCGTGGTGCCGTTATCCACCACGTCATACCAGCACTCCGCGCCAATCAGTTTCCCGGCAGTAACCAGCGAATCCAGTTTTGCCCTGATGGCGCTGATAACATCCTTCACGTTCGCAGGCGTCAGTGGACTGTCGATGGTTTCAAACTGCGCTTCCGCAATTGAATCAGCCAGCACCTGTGCGGTTCGGGTACGCGCCTACTGGCTTGATCTTAATTACGGGAAAAAGAAAAAAGTCAGCGTGAAACGCCGCAAACCGCCAAAACCCCAAAAGGAGAAAAGCAGCAGTCGGGAAGGCGACTATATGGAAGGTGCGGAAGGCAACGTGTTTGTGTTACGCAAGACTTATCAGAACGAGCAGGCAGCAAGACGCGCAGCGGCGGCAAAGTGGCAGCAGCTACAACGCGGAGCCGCATCATTCTCCATCACGCTGGCGCGTGGTCGTGCAGAACTCTATCCCGAAATGCATGGCACAGTGACAGGCTTTAAAAGCGAGATTGATTATCAGGACTGGATTATTGCAAAAGCCGAGCACACCATTGATAACAGCGGCTTTACCACGCAGCTTGAACTTGAAGCAAAAATCCCGGAATGGATAGCAGAAACAGAATAAATCTCTTAAAAATATTATTTTTGAGATGTGCTTCTACACTGACAGTAAGAACAAAAGATAATGTATCAGCCCACTAGATGTCAGAGGTTGGGGCATCAACCAGATGCAAACAATAATACGGATGTTTTTCCCACATGACAGAGGAAGTCAAGTATAATCTTCACAGTCCATCCCGTCCAAGGGAATATGACTCAATAGTAAAAGTTCCAGTTTAGTTAGTAGACCCACACTTTATAGAAGAGTAATTCATGATTGGACAATTTTTAAGTGCAACAGAGATTTTAGCAAAGAACTATGTTCGTAATAAAATGGTTAAAAATCCATTTTATTCGAATTTAAAATGGAATTTTATTGAAAAAAACATCATAAGATTAACATCCTCACCGGTTAAATCAGTACTTTGCATATCAGCTTTTTCATTTGTACTACTTTATGTTGGATATTTAAACGAATTATTTATAAAAAATAATCTTTTACATTATTTCCCGTTTAGGCATTCATTAACCGAATGGCAAACAACCATTTTAAGTGGCCAATTGACAATTATTGGTATTGTATACCCCCTTGTTATAGGTTTAGTAAGTGTCTTATTCCAAAAAAAGGCAGATAGAAAAATAGCCCAAACTGCTTATCAGCGTTACTCAGGATTCATGCTTGCTGGACTCAGCGGGCTTTTCTTATCAGGATTTATACTTCTCAGTGTACTAATTAAAACTGTCTTTGGAAGTTATCTTTATGGTATAGCTTGTCTAATCAGCATATTATGGCTTTTGATAAACATAGTTCTTTCTATTTGGTTCTTTATCGTGAGTCTTGAAATTCTTGATGATGTAAAACGGCAAATAATTATAAAGCGATACATTGCCTTCGAAATAGTAATGCCCCATATTTGTAACAAAATCTCAGCCAAGCTTAGGTTATACCCTATCTATCAAAAACATAACTATTCAAATTTAGAAATCAAGCAAGCCGATTACAAAGGAGAATACATATCTGTGGCTAGCGGTTATTCTAAGGAAGATGAGTTAAGTTTATATCACCGTCCTTTTCAACTTACTCTTAATCTTATTAATTACCAACTAAAAAAGAAGAATCATTTTGCGTCATTTGTCATTGGTGATAATCGTGCAAAAGAAACAGAATCCACGGGTAAGATACTTTTTAGCGTTAAAAATATCAAACCAGACAGCTTATTAATAAAAATACTTAAGCAATGTTTTTATAGGGCTCCGATTAAAGGAGGAGATTTTTCCGTAAGTCTTACAATGCAGGCTATAACAGCAGATACGTATATGTATCTGCGGGATTCTGATCTCATTAGTTTTGACGATGCTATCTCTGCATTAATTAATAACTTTAATAATCTCTGCGATTTGTATTTTTTTCAAGATGATAATACCAACAATAACTTCTTACTGATCACTACAGAATTATTTGAACGGAGTTTTCAATATGAGTTTTCAGATGAAGTTTATAAAATATCAAATAATTCCATGGATAAAATTAATCTTTCTGAAAGATTTTTTGAATTATGTCTTTGGAGCGGAGTGCGTATTATCAATAATAGAAAACATCTTATCAGCAATGAACTTTGTATCTATATGGGAATTACTCGTTCACAATGGTCAATATTAACAGAATGGTTCCGAAACAACCAATCACTCTTAAATGCCTCGCTTCGTTCACGTTATAATCGTATATTAAGAACCTATACCACTGTTTGGGAGCAATATCAAGAAAGCATAAACTTTCGTTTCTGCAATACAGAGAATTCAGATTTATTTGAATTATTTTGCAAAACGCAACTACAAGAACTTCCATCGATGATTATTGATGCAACACAGACTCGCGATCCTTCTACTATTGATACAGCCGTCGATCTTATTAACCGATGGCAGCACTCAATGAATATTGACAGCCATTCGGTAGAAAAATACAGTTACAAAGGCCAGCTTTTTAACCCGGGTTTTTTCATATCCAAAAAACTAAACTTCAATTCAGACAGAGAGTGGTTCAATATTGCCATCATAAATGCGTTGACTGACATGCGTATATGCACATGTCTTTATCTGACATCAAGAATCAATACTTCTGACAAACTAATGACACATTACATTAAACTTATTTTAGAGGGTAAACTTATTGACCAAACCGGTGGATATGAAACTCCCACTGAAGAAATTGATAATGCAAGCCAACTAATCAAGATATTAATTAGAATCTGCCTGTGGACATGGTCTGAAAATATGGAGCACAATGGGTGGATGAATAGTTTAGCAAGGCGTTTACGTGACTTTGATAAAACAGACATGGTGATGGGCAGAGTTTACAGTAATGTTTTTGACTGTGGATTTATTGATATGGAACAATCATGGGTTCAGCTATTATTAATTTTTTCTAACAAGAACGATAGCGTATCAAAAGAAATAAAAGAAGCAATAGAAAACAACTATATAACATATCGTGAGAAGCAACGACTCATTGGAGTATTATCAAAAATTTGTAACTCCATCGAATACACTAAAATCAAGCTGACTTTAACATTGGACGATCTCCAAACAAAAAAAGAAAACTTAAGAAAGTTGCTTCAAGAGCATATTAACATGCTAAAGAAAGATCTTGATATGAGACTTCAGGATGCTGCCATAGATGTACATCGACTAGATAGCACTGCACGTAAAACATCAGAACATCTTCGTAAACGCATCAAGAAAACGCTCCCTCTTTCACTTTTCAAATCTATTGATTTTAAGCAGGCTAGCGATTGTTTCACAAAACATAAGATATCTATTAAGATAGATAAAGAACCGTATGCCGAAGGAATAGAATCCATCCCTTATATCAATGAAGGTGATATTCAAGCAGACTTAATTCTCAAGGACATCCAGAGAATAATACTTTCAAATTTATTTAGCACTGGCTGTTCGCAACATACCGTAATAGAAGATTTCAATATGTTGATTGATCACATAAAATCATCTGCTGACTTGGCTGGCAAACTGGTTCTTGTGATGAGTAAAGAGATCTTTCAGCAATATAATCGTATGCTTTTCGATAATCCCAACCTCAGAGAACTAATGAGAAAAAATGATGATGGCTCTATGAACATAACTACTGAATCCGGTACCTGTAAGGTTTACTTCTTACCATTTGTTAATCAACCATTTTCTCTTGTGGTAAAGGATAACTACTTCACTAAATTAATTATTAGAGAGTATGATAATAATAAGTTAGTAAATGTCACTTCAGAGAATATCAAAAGTGACTCAGATAAATTCAAGCTAACTCTTAACTATGAGTTGAATATAGTATTTGAAGGAAACGCTGATTTAAAAATAGCTCACTCGCAAAGAGTGACATCAGAATAATATCTTTGACGGCGCTCCTTAGAGTGCCGTTCGTTTATTAACTAATGCTAAAAATCATTATATAGAGAAAGTCATGTTTAAATCTTAGAGAATACAACCTAGAATAGTGCAAGCACTACAATAAGAGAGGTCGCTATGTTCCGTTGTCCGCTTTGTGGCGCATCTGCCCGTATCCGCACCAGTCGTCCGGAAAATGATTCAAACACCGTGAGACAAAAGTATTATCAGTGTAACAATCTAGAATGCGGCGTATGTTTCTCAACACTGGAAGCCTTCCACAAATTCACTTCAAAGCACGCCTCCCCCATTCACTCATCAGAGGGCATCCCGTGGCATGAACTGCCAACTTCACACAGAGGAAACAATCAGATGAGTTTGCCCTTACCTCAGAATTAACGAGCAGAATTGCCGGAGTAACAAAAAAGCGATAGATTACGCGCGGGTGCCTTTCGGCTGATGGTCGGAGGGAATACCTGAAGGCCAGATGTGGAAAGGCCCCGGAAAACATTTTTGTTTAACCGAGGCCCTAACCGTCTACCCTAAGCAAGTGATAGGTTAGCGCCTCCCCGAAAAAGGAGCAAGCGCTATGTCGCAAAAATCGCTTACGGCCATCACGTTCTGCGTGACGGCAATCCTCATCATCTGGATACTGCACGGTTCGCTGTGCGAAATACGGATGAGCTTCTGGGGAGCGGAGTTTGCGGCGTTCTTACAGTGTAAGCAGTAAGGAAACCGCGACGGGGGAGCAATCCCCCGTCAATCGGTTGCCAGGGTAAGGTCGATAAGGCACCCTATCTCACAGACATGAACAACAAACCCGCAGCGTAAAAACTGCGGGGTTTCTTTTTGGTGTCCTCACCGACTTGAAACAGTGATCAGACTATAAGACAAAGCCCACAATGTAGCGGGCTTACTCCCCTCCCCCCACTAAATGTGGACGCATCGTGGAACGAAGAGATATAAAACATTATAAATCAATTAGTTATTGAAAGAAAAAAGGCCGCAGAGCGGCCTTTTTAGTTAGATCAGATTACTCGTCTTTGGGCGAAGCGTTTTCGACCCGGCTTTTTAACTTCTGCCCGGGTCTGAAGGTCACCACGCGCCGTGCTGTAATGGGAATATCCTCGCCCGTTTTCGGGTTACGTCCCGGGCGTTGATTCTTATCACGCAGATCGAAGTTACCAAAACCAGAGAGTTTCACCTGTTCGCCGTTTTCCAGAGCGCGACGGATCTCTTCGAAAAACAGTTCAACCAGTTCTTTGGCATCCCGCTTGCTAAGCCCAAGCTTATCAAACAGATATTCTGACATTTCAGCTTTTGTAAGCGCCATAGGTTCAATCCCTCAATGATGCCTGGAATCGCTCTTTTAATGCCTCTACACATTTGGCGACGGTAGCGGCAATCTCCTCTTCTTCGAGTGTACGGCTGGTATCTTGCAGGATCAGGCTTATGGCGAGGCTCTTATACCCCTCCGCAACACCCTTACCGCGGTACACGTCAAATAAGTTTACGCCAACTACCTGATTTACGCCAACTTTCTTACATTCGGATAAAATATCCGCTGCGGGAACGTTTTCTGCGACCACCACCGCGATGTCACGACGGTTCGCCGGGAAGCGAGAAATCTCGCGCGCCTGAGGCACCACGCGGTCTGCGAGCTTGTTCCACTCCAGTTCGAACACCAGAGTGCGACCGTTAAGATCCAGTTTACGTTCCAGTTCAGGATGAACAACCCCAACAAAACCAATACGTTCACCTTTCAGATAAATCGCTGCGGATTGCCCCGGATGCAGTGCCGGATTCGCTTCTGCACGGAACTCAACCTCATTCAGTTTACCGGTCAGGTCGAGAACGGATTCAAGATCGCCTTTCAAATCATAGAAATCAACGGTCTCTTTTGCCAGGTTCCAGTGCTCTTCGTAACGGTTACCGCAAATCACACCGGCTAACATCAGATCCTGACGAATGCCCAACGGTGCCTGAGTATCTGGTACGAAACGCAGACCGCTTTCGAAAATGCGCACACGGTTCTGCTGACGGTTCTGGTTGTACACCACGGTTGCCAGCAGGCCGGTCCACAGAGAAAGACGCATTGCTGACATTTCAACAGAGATCGGGCTTGGCAGCAGTAAGGCTTCAACGCCTGGATGGATCATCTGCTGCACTTTCGGATCAACGAAGCTGTAGGTGATCACTTCCTGATAGCCTTTGTCGTTGAGCAGCGTTTTCACGCGCTTGAGCGACAGGTCAGCTTCACGGTGAGTACCCATAATCAGGCTTGCCTGTACCGGCTCATCCGGGATGTTGTTGTAGCCGTAAACACGCGCGACTTCTTCAACCAGATCTTCTTCAATCTCCATATCGAAACGCCAGCTCGGCGCAACTGCCTGCCATTCGTCTTTGCCTTCGGTCACTTCGCAGCCGAGACGACGCAGAATGTCAGTTACCTGCTCATCCGCAATATGATGGCCGATCAGGCGATCCAGTTTGCTACGACGTAAAGTGATGGTTGCACGCTTCGGCAGCGTTGCTTCGTTGGTGATATCAATTACCGGACCAGCCTCACCACCGCAGATGTCGATCAGCAGACGGGTCGCACGTTCCATCGCTTTGTGCTGCAGTGCCGGATCAACGCCACGCTCATAACGGTGAGACGCATCAGTATGCAGGCCATGACGACGAGCACGACCGGTGATAGACAGCGGGCTGAAGAAAGCGCATTCCAGCAAGACGTTTTGCGTTTCGTCATTCACGCCAGAGTGTTCGCCACCAAAGATGCCGCCCATCGCCAGCGCCTTGTTGTGGTCGGCGATGACCAGAGTGTCAGCATTCAGCTTCGCTTCAGTGCCATCAAGCAGTACCAACGTTTCGCCCTCTTTCGCCATCCGCACCACAATGCCGCCTTCAATGCGATCTTTATCGAAAGCGTGCATCGGCTGGCCCAGTTCGAGCAGTACATAGTTGGTGACGTCAACAACTGCATCGATAGAACGGATCCCGCAACGACGCAGTTTTTCTTTCATCCACAGCGGAGTTGGCGCTTTAACGTTAATGCCTTTTACCACACGGCCAAGATAACGCGGGCAGGCTTCCGGCGCTTCGACTGTAATCGGCAGCGTGTCGTCGATGGTCGCACCAACCGGAACGATTTCCGGTTGAACCAGCGGCAGCTGGTTCAGCACGGCAACGTCACGCGCAACACCAATGATGCCTAAGCAGTCGGCACGGTTTGGCGTCACGCTGATTTCGATGGTGTTGTCATCAAGTTTCAGGTATTCACGGATATCGGTGCCAATCGGCGCATCCGCAGGCAGTTCGATAATGCCGCTGTGATCGTCAGAAATGCCCAGTTCAGAGAAGGAGCACAGCATCCCTTCAGACGGTTCGCCACGCAGTTTCGCCGCTTTAATTTTGAAAT